GTGACTGTTCTGTGCAGTTCCGTATCAACATCGGCAACCGGTGACGGCATCCCCTTCCAGTATCGCCTGTCCGGGATGTTTGAAGAGGACAATGTCGGCGCTATCACGGCTGCAACTTCGGACGGAGTGGCTCTTACCGCTTCTACCGATCCATCACTGTCATTCACTGACCGCCTGTTGCAGATCGAAGTCAACGCAGATGATCTTCCGGCCTATAAGTCGGATGGGCGCTTCCTGTCATTGGTGATTACACCAACAGCAGACGGCGGCGGGATTGTTGGAGTTACCGCAGTTCTTGAACCGCGTTATCCTGGAAATGACATCCCGAGTTCTACTTAACGGTAGTTTATCGGTAGTCAAGGGGGAGGCGAAATCCTCCCCCTTTAGGAAAATAAAATATGGCAGATTATTGCTCAACTAGCGATATCAAAGCGGAAATGCCCGATAGTGGACTCGCGTCTTCTACCGACACAACTTATGACACGGCTATTGGAAATATGATAACTTCTGCTTCAAGGTTGATCGATAAGGAAGTTGGCCGTGAAGCAAATTGGTTTTCATCCACAGACGAACAGACCCGCTACTACGATGGTTCGGGCGAAGTTACACAAGAGATAGACGAGTGCCACACATTGACCACCGTCTCTGTGTCCGAGAGTGGCTATCTAAGTTCGTCTGAGTATACCGATTGGACACTGGATACGGATTATTTTATTGCGCCATATAACTATTCAGACCTCGGAATACCTTTTGATCGACTTATTGCTTATTGGAGTGGAACAAAGTATAAGTTCCCGCGTTTCCGTAAATGTGTGAAAGTGGTTGGTCAATTCGGGTATTCTGCTACTCCTCCAGATGACATAAAGCAAGCTTGCAAGATTCAGGCAATGCGCTGGTTCGGGCGGGCTAAACAGATGTATCAGGACGCATCCGCAAATGCAATGACCGGGCAATTGATCTACGTCAAGGAGCTTGACCCGGATGTGAAAGAGCTTTTGATAAGTTACCAATTAGGGAACATGGTATGAGCATTATTGATACTACTATCCAACGCATACAGACCATAGCGAAAGCCACGGCGATTGACGCTACGCACTTCATTGTGAATGCACCGGATTTTCCTCCAGAGGATGCTGGAATATTGCCAGAATCCATTGCTTATATCCCTGATGGAAATGCCACAGCAGTTAACGCTACGGATATCAAATTCATTGCAAATATAAATTGTGATATCCATTTTGACCGCGCCGTAATGCGGGTAACTTATCAAAGAATAGATACTTTTCTTCTTGATTTTGTTCAAAGATTAGGAGGTGATCCAACTCTAGCAAGTTCTGTGAGTACGATTGTTTATCCAGTCACCTTCACCATTGCGCCTGCTGAATGGAATACCATTGTTACTCAATGTGTGAGCTTCATAATCCCTGTGAAATTCAAACTATTAACCCCCACAGTGACACCATGAAAGACACACTAATTGTCATGGGGTCGCACCCCGCCACAAGAAACGAATTCGATTGGACGCGTGAAGATTGCGATATTGTCGTGTTCAATGAAGCCTGCAAAATGGATTGGGTAAAACGCGCGGATTACGTGATGCAGATGCACTTACCTACCATTTGGAGAAACCCCGGTAATCGAAATGACCCGAAACATTACGAATGGTTGAAGTCAGGCAAAACGCCTATTGTATTGATGCAAGAACAATATGACGACGTGCCACGGGCACAACGGTATCCGATTGAAGATGTGTTGAAGATAGGGCATAAATATCTAACTTCATCCGCGGCGTACGCCATAGCTTTTGGGATTGTCGAAGGTTACCAGCGTATTGAGATTTACGGCGTAGCAATGGACACAAACACCGAGTACCAACACCAGAGACCGGGCGTAGCTTATTGGGTAGGTATAGCCGAAGGTTCTGGGGTGGACGTTGACTTTCACGGGAATCTGTTTGACTGTCCCTTGTACGGTTATGAGGGAAACATAAAATTCCCATATTCATTCTTTGATGAAAGACTCAAAGAGATAAACCCGCCATTGAAAGCGGCGTTTGATATCTATAACGATGCCTGCGAAAAAGCGAATAGCCTGATCGTCGATTATCTTAATACCGGCAAGAACGACAAAGAATTGATAGCCTTATTACAGAAGCAATCCGAACTTGGCGCAAACTACGGTTTACAACGTGGCGCGGAACAGGAGATCAAGCGGTACAAAACGAAAGCCGACGTGCAGATCAACGCCACGGGAGACCACCTTTTCAGCCGGCAGGAATTTGAATTCTGTGCGGCCACTTTTGTTAAAGACCGCGACCTCGCGATTGTCAATGCAACGGAACTTGGCAAGAAATGCCAGGCTCAATTTGAACTTGTGAGATCAACAGGAAACAAAGCCAAACGCAAGAACAGGATGGATCAATTTGCCCAAGTCGTGGCAAAGTATGTTGAAGAATCAATCAAGGTTGGTATGTTTGACGGCGCGGCCAAAGAGAACAGATATCTCATGTCAAAGTTGGACGAATTAATCCTTATGGCAGGCGGTTCAAAGAGTGAGGAAGTTTTGAAGGAGGCATTAGTTGAGAATCGGGCATAATCCTTTACGGGCTGACAAACTTCCTGAATTGCCAATGCGGATAATGTCTGTTATTACCCACTTACCAAATAGGGACGGATACCACGCGCATCGGTTTGACGTGATAAAGGCTTGCCTTGAAAGTATGCGGCATGGTGCGCCGGGTATTCCTGTCATGGTCTGGGATAACGGCTCGTGTAAAGACTTAGCGGATTGGTTGCAGAACGAGTATAAGCCCGAAACACTTATCCTGTCCCCTAATATCGGCAAGTCAAATGCGCGGGTCGCTTTATTCCGTATGGTCAGGACGGACGCAATAATGTCCCTGTGTGATGACGATATGCTGTTTTATCCGGGTTGGTGGGATGCTTGCGAGCACTTATTAAAGACCTTCCCGGACGTTGGCAAGGTTTCCTGTTATCCCGTGCGTACACTCCAAAAGTGGATGCACTATACAAAGAAATGGGCTAACGATAACGCGGTTCTTGAGGTCGGCAAGTTCATCTCCGATGAAGAGGATTACGACTTCTGTACATCTGTTGAAATTCCTTATGATTATCATTTAGAAACCACAAAGAACGAGATGGATTACCGCGTTAATTACAACGGGACTATGGCTTATTGCTTCGCCCATCATTGTCAATTTATGGCGTATGTCAGCCGAATAACCCCGTTCTTATTGCGAAATGACAATTATATGTCTGATGAGCATCCCTTCGACGGCGCGGTGGATAGTGCCGGATTGTTGCAACTTACCACGGTAAAAAGATACGCCCGGCATATTGGGAATATTGTAGATCACAAAGTTTTCTCAGAACTTATTGGTATGGGATTGGTGAATGTAATGGAGGCAACATGAAATATATCGGAAAGGGTTTCATTCCGGGAATTCCTGCCCGCAATTTAACACTCGCAGAAGTGAAACGATTTGGAAAAGAGTATTTACTTTCAACGGGGTTATATGTTGAAAATTTATCGGTAAAAGTTAAGGAGGTAACTAATGGCGAACGGAATTAAAGCATTGCGCCAGATCCAAATGAGTCGCGAAACCACACAGGGCACAGCCACAACTGATTTCTCTCCGTGGCGCGGAATCGGCACTCTGGAAGATTCCCGCGAGAGCGTGTTCCCAGAAGAAGATATTGGTATCTTTGCCGGAACAGATCGGCAGTATTTCCCCAAGCTTGCGGCTACCCTTGAAATGGATGAGATCGAGGCCACGTTTGAACAACTGCCACATATCTTAGATGCGGCCATAAAAGAGGTTACACCAGCCACTGACACGGGAACGGATTACATACGAACCTACACCTGGCCGATTGTTTCCAGTGACACAGTGGAATCTTCTGACCTGCAAACCTATTCCTTCAAGTGCGGTGATAACAACGAAGTGGAAAAGTTTGGCTTTGGGTTTGTCAAGGAATTCACCTTATCCGGTACGGCGGGTGAAGCATGGAAGGTCAAAGCCACATGGGAAGGCCGCGAGGTTGCCAGTGATTCGGATGGATTTGCGACCGTAACAATTCCAGATGTTGAAGAAATGTTATTCAGCAAGTCAAAGCTGTACATTGACAATTCATCGGATACCATTGGAACTACTCTAGTCAGTAATACTTTGATAAGCGCGGATTTGAGCGCGACAACTGGATGGCAGGCAGTTTTCACCGGCTCTGGTAGACTAGATTTGTCATTCATCAAACAGGTACAACCAGAAATCAAGCTGGACATTACCTTCGAACACAACGCTACTGCCACGGCTGAAAAGGCCGCTTGGAGAGCCGGAACACCGCGACTTATCAAGATACTTTGCGAAGGTAGTGCATTTGCAACAGCCGGGGCGTTGTATACCTATAACAGCATGGTCATTAACCTTGCCGGTAAATGGGATACATTCGAGAAGATCGACGAACAGGACGGTAACGATATTGTGACTGGGCATTTCATCGCCCGCTACAATTCTACCGCTGCATTGTTCGCTTCAATCGTAGTGGTCAATGAAACCGCCAGTTTATAAAGGAGTGATATGGCAGAAACGATTACACTAGAAATCACAGAAGATAAACTTAATGAATTGACCTGGGAACAATGGGAAATCTTTGATAATGGTTCGAGTGCAAGTTATCGAGACACCCGTGAGATTGTGGCCATGTTTGTTTCGGGTATGGATCAACCAACCGCGCTTGTCATGCTCGGAAAACTAAAAACACCCCAGATGAAATCAATCTTGGAACAATTTGTTACAAAGGTCAATGAGTTACGAGAGGTAAACCCTACGACCGGAGACGGTTAATTGCCTGGGCTTATTATACCGGCAAAGAAAAACCGCCTCCGCCTCCCGATTGGATAAACCTTCTCATAGCCTCTGAATCGTGGGGAGTGCCTCCGTGGATGATTACAGGAGAAACTGGAATTGTGGCACGCAAAAAATGGTTGAATCGATTGAATATTTATAGATATCACCTCAAAGTTGCGGATGGATTGCGCATGAAGGGTTTAGCCAATGGCAGATGAAGAAATCAAGGTAGTTATAACGGCTTCCGATAAAGCGTCCAATGTGATTCTTGGAATTTCAAGATCGTTAAGTAAGATAACAAGTACAGTTACAAACTTAACTAAAGAATATGCTGATTATGGCGACGAAGTCAAAAAACTATCTCAATTCACTGGATTGAGTACGGATGAAACCAGTCGAATGATACAGATGGCCGACGATGCCTTTGTTTCATTTGACACTTTACGCATGTCTGCTAAATATATGGCCGATAATGGCATCGCGCCGAATATTGAGAATATGGCACAGTTGTCTGATAAGTTTTTGTCTATTCAAGATCCATTATTAAAATCGCAATTCCTAATTGATAATTTTAGTCGATCCGGCGTTGAAATGGGAAACATCATGGCATTGAGTGGAGATAAGATTCGCTCAATGGTCGCGGCGGTTGAAAAGGGATTAATTATTACCCCGGAAAAACTTGCCAGTATACAAGAAGGCAAAAAAGCACTAGACCAATTTAATGATAGTCTAGACGCAATGCGTTATGACATTGCAGGAAATTTACTGGGCATTTTTAAGGATATGCCAAAACCAATTCAAGATACAACTTTAGCTATTGGCATGTTGACAGATGCGGGGTTGATTGATGGTTTAGCCAACATGTCTATTATATTGAATAATGTTGGTGGATTAGGGCCGAAACTTACGGGGGTTGGGACGGCTTTAAAGGGGGTTGCAGTGGGTGCATGGGCAGCAGTTGGGCCAGTATTGGCGGTTGCAGCAGCTATTGCATCAGCTGGATATGCAATAAAAATGTTATTTGAGTTTATTAGTAATTTAATAGGTATGCTTCAAAAGGCTGCTGCTAACGGCAAATTGTGGGAATTTATGAAAGCTTTAAATATTGTCAATATTGTTAGAAATATCGACATTGGAGCATCCGCTAATATGCTGGGAATTAAATTACCAGGCAAGGCATCTGGCGGTTCTGTTATGGCGGGACATGCGTACATGGTAGGCGAACGCGGGCCAGAACCATTCATCCCGAGTGTACCCGGAACAATACTACCAAATGGAACGGGATTTGGTTCGGGCATGAATTTCCAATTTGTTTATGCACCTATATTCAGTCCGGGTAATCAATCAGAAGTCGAGAACGTTATTCGCCCGGCTGTATTGAACATATTAAGGGGTAGGGCCTAATGGCGAAGTACGCCGCATTCAAATACCACTCGGGAACGCTTTACGGGACTGGCGCGGCCGTTGATTTGCCGGATGGCGATGGGGATGTTACTTGGATTGCTAATATCAAGTGGGATGGTTCAACTCCGATAAACGAATCCAGTTACTTGAAGAAATTCAATTCATTTCGCGGTGCAGAACATTACATAGAAACTGGTGGAAATGGATTTGAAACCATTGCGCCGGGAAGAGCAGTTTTAACTCTGGATAACAACGACCTGAGATACGACCCATACAATACCCTGAGTCCGATATACCCCTATGTCGTGCCGGGGCGCGAGGTACAAATTTCTGTTTATATCCACGAGACAAAGATCACAGAGGAAATCATTACCGGATTCATTACCGATATTCAACCAGTCAGTGGCACAGAGGAAGTGCAAATTACCGTTGAAGATGGAATGCGCCAGTTGGCAGACGCGCCTTATAACCGGGGATTAATGTATTCAATAACTATATCGGATGCCATTAATGAGACATTGTTTATTGCCAACTGGAACAACCCGAGAAACATCCAGAGCACCAACCAACCATTGCAGGTCTTTGACCCGTCCGATGAAAACTGCCTGAGCATCATTCAAGGATTGGCGAATGCCAACATGGGCACATTCTTCATTGACCGCAAGGGTAAGGCATGTTTCTACCCGATAAGTTACACCCACCCAACAACCACAACATTAACGTCCGATCTGATAAATCGTGAAATCCGCGTGCCGCAGCCGTGGGAAACAGTCAGGAATAATGTAACAGTTATTGCCAACCGTCGAGCCAAAAGGCCCAATTCCGTGATCTGGACTTTTGCCGGAATTATTGAGATAGCCGCCGGTGAAACCCGTCCATTCGCGGCGATATTCAATAAATCGGATGGGATAGCCCAGCCTATCCCAAATATTGATTATGTCGCGAATACCCTGTCTAATAATACCGGCACAAATGTATCAAGTCAGTTCATTGTAACCTTTACCGATCTGACTGCTTCTGAATGTACATTCACTGTAAAAAACGATACGTCCGCAACTGGTTTTCTCTTGTGGTTGCGGATAACAGGGTATGAGATAGTTTCATCTCCCCTGAAATCATTTGTCACAGACCCAGTATCTGTTAATTTTTATAAACCACGCCAGTTCACCCTTGATACTAAATGGTTGCAGGACAGGAACTTTGCCGAACAATACGCGGCCGTAGCTTGTGCTCATTTGAACGATCCACAAAAGAATCCGATCATCCAGATAGACCAGAGACCAACGCTTCAATATAGTTTTGACCTTATGGAACATGCCAGATTGATCGTCGCCAGTCGTTCCATTGATGCTACGTCTGAGATTTACGGTATCCGGCATGAATGGCTTAATGATACCGGGCAGAATGTCAAAACCACGGTCTACTTACAGGACGTTATGTATGATGCGACCGTTGTGACGCCAGACCCATTCATTCCAGTAGGCGGCGGCGGATTGAATGATCTTCCAGATGTGCCTTTCGATAATCAACCGATATGGTTAGACCCGTGGATTCCCGATACTGACTATCCCGTTATGCC